TCCACAGTTAGATTTACACTAACACCCATCCGGTATCCCCTGTGCCGGTTTTCTTCACATAAAGAATAGACCCGGCTGATCCCGATGTATCCATATATAAAGTCGTTGGATCTGCCTCTCTAACACCTTCCGGTGATCCTGAGCCTGTCAAGACAGTATTCGCATTCACCTGTCTGGTAATCGCCTCCAGAAACTCTGCAAGCCGATCAGATGGGAGTCCATCTCGATCTAATTTCTCAAACCTTTCAAATGCAACAATCATGCGAATCTCATTTGCAGCCCGAATATTGCCGTGTCGATAGGCTCATCAATAACATATTTATAAACACGGTATCTTTGGAATTGGCCTTCTTTTCGCCATATCTGGCGTTTCTTGTATTCGCCCTGCTTGCCAAGTGACCGTGATGTCTCATTGCCAAATGTATACCCGCCATCATCTGAGAACGATCTGGATACATGCGGCTCATTCCCTGTTGCCGTCACTGTTCCTGATTGGCAAAGAAGCTCAAATTCCGCTACGGATGTTTTTCGGCCCTCGTTATATAGAGGGATGCCAGAAACAACGCGATTTATCGAATCACCATACTCTGTATAGAGAGAGTCTTTCATCGCGCCAATTTTAGGCCCCTGATTATCCCCGACCAATTTCATACCATAGCAATCAATAATCGAATTGACCCGCCAGTTTGTTAATCTTCCATAAATATCTTTTGATTTCCTTTCGTGCCAAACAGGTTTTCCCATTTTCGCAGAAGCCGCAAAATCATAAGCAAATGTCCTGTCATTCATGTGGATAATGACAAAGTAGCTCCCAAGTTCCGCGTAAGACGTTGTATAAATACTTGAGATTTCGTCTTCAGTGTAGGACTGCAAAATAGAATCTATCGCATCCGTGGAAAGTTTCTGTCCGTTACCTGCCCATATCGCAGATGATTCCCCCTCGCCCCCGCCTACAAAGACCCACGTTCCAGAGGCGTCTATTAGTGAGTTCTGGGCGCGGCAGCCTTTTTGTATGGTCGCGCCAGGGATTCTCTGGAAGGGGAAATCCGCCCCACCTACATTCTGAAATGGCTCAATAGTGATCGATCCACAAACATATAATTGATTCTTATTTACGTGTAATCCAGTGATTGCGTCCGGATCGGCTTCTGCGGTGCCGAACAATAGTGGATCGTATGACGTGCCGTCATTCAGATCTGATATGAAGAAAATCGGCTGATTGCTCGCGGCACTGTCATTGTTGTAATGGATAAAGTACCCGTCCTTGAAAACAACTTGCTGAGATGGCCCTAGCGTGGTGGTGAAATCACTGTCTGTAATCGCCGCCAGCCCGCCTGATACCGTGTAGATATATGCTGTCGATCCGGGGACTACAATGCATAATTGAGTACCATTATCGGCCATTGATACCCTTGATGTCCCTGTGATCGTTCCGATGCTCGTTACTGTTCCGGCTTCATTGATTCTGTATAGGGTCTGCCCGTTTACCGTATAAGCAATACCACCCATTACATGCTGCCCACGACAGGAATATGTCCCCGCAGTAGTAAACAACTCGATCCCCGGCGTGCGTTTTAACTGGAATCTTGTTAAAGCCTGCGTTTCCGGGACTTTTGGTATCCAGTTAGTGCATTCTTGCGCTGCAATGGGTTTATTTGTATCTTGATAAAACCCGGTGGCGATGGGGATCATCATGGTACAATGACAGAGCCTTCCGCTACTTCTTTACGATCACACATGACATGATAGTTATAGCTGTCGCCGGCAACGCCGTTTTCGACCTCAATATTTATCGAGTAGCCCGGAGGGATTACGCAATCTTTCGGAATGGGGACTTGAATCGCATCGCCAACAAATGAGGTCTCACGATATATACCCTGCATGAACTCGTGGTGTTGGCTTGAGGTGCTTGCCGTCACAACCGCTCCGGAATGAGTGTCAAAGATCTCATTGCTGGAATCATCAAGAATATTCAAGATCACACGCCTGTTCGCTACTGTGGCGTCTGTGGTTAAAGTGACGTGGGCATATAAAACCGTCAACAGCTCGTTATCGTTCGCCGTCAATGTTGTGGCGGTATCCCCCGCTACACTGGTGTCTGAAAAAAGTCTGGTCTGCATAATTGCTCCTAGAAGTTCTGAGAACCCGATCCATCAAAGAACCGCTCATCCTCGAAATCTTCTGTGTAGTTTCCCGTGCCTTTGGGGAGAGTGTCCGGGTAATCTACTTCCAAATGGACTGTAGAGATGAGTAAACTATCTGTCCCGGAAACAGCGGTTGCGGCAAGCTCTGCGCTGACAGGCTTCTCATAGTCTGGCGCGAGGCGGATAGCGAGATTGGACTTGATACAATCATGCGCCATTCTTGGCACTCTGATTGTGTCTGAGGAGTTGTCGATGGGGGTAAACCCTAGCTTAATTCCCCTGCCATCCCATTCAGACAACATATCGTTAAGCGTTTCAATCCCATCGGACATTTCAAAGTCTTCGATTGGAGACTCTGCGGTACGCACTCCCAGCTTGCGAAGTGCGCCATATACCATGTCAGCTCCCGTCGCCATCAATCAGCTCCTTCACCTGGTCGCGCATCTTCTTAACCCGGCTGCGCTTGTCAATGTCTACGGCAAAATGCTTCTTTGCGTACTCTTTCAGATCGTCCTTGCCCATTTCATCAATGTTCAAGGCTCCATTCGCCATATCTTTGACGCCCTCAATGGCTTCACCTACAACCTGAACACCTAATTCGTCGTCCGCATCAACTCCAAAATCTGCAATATTGGCAAACTTTGCGGGAGTATCGGCCCAACCGTTTGCGTAGTATTCTTCACGCTCGGAATAATCGACGACTTTCGGTTCTTCGGTTTCGTGGTAAACCCAGCACCGCATGTTATTCCCCTGCGTTAAGGATGGATTTCAACTCCGCAAGATCTGCAACCAGGTTATCAAGCTGCGCGTTTACATTGGCGACATATTGGCCTAATTCTGCAACAGTCGGGGTATCGCCATCGGCAATAGTCTGTGTGGCGGCCGCTGTGGGTTCATTGGCCGTCCATGTGATAGCGATTCCGGCTGCGGTGAGTGCGTCGGATTTCTCCAAACGGGTATTAATGCCCATAATATTCTCCTGAAAAGAGGGGGCAAAGCCCCCTCATATTTAGCCAGTGGTACGAACAGCGAAAGAACGATTCTGAACCTTCACGCCGAAGAGAACGTCGAAGCGATATTTCAACTCATCCGCGTCGATGTCATACTGGCGCTGCGCCTTGATGGATACCCCATCGAAGTTCTGGCGATAACCAGAAGCACCATCAGTTACAACGTCAAGCTGGCCAAATGCCAGAGTGATGGCGTTCTTATGGAAAGCCATGTTCTGGCGGTATGACGTGCCGCCTGTGCCGGTTTTGACCGTAATCACAGCATCATCATCAGGGGCTGCTGTAACAGTCTGGTACGGGCCGGAGGTGATGATAGGCGGTGCAATGGTCAAGGTAGCCGGGCCGGTTGAAGCGCCTGAGTCCGCGTCTGCCGTCACAACGAAAGTCTGTAGATCGCCCGTATCTTCGCGAGTACGACGGTTTACAGAGTTCACGCCTGCGATGGTGATGATATCGCCCGCTTTCAGAATGCCGGTGGTGCTGTTTGTCCAACCATCCGTTACGAGAGACTGTGTGTCGGTGTCTTTCGCGGTGGCATAGGTGACATTCTGATCTGCGCCATTTACCAGCGGTGTGCCGGTAGCTACGCCAACAGTATGAGACTTCAGGGAGTTGTTCTCATAGATATCGAAACCGCCGTAACGACCGATTGAGGCCATCTCAATAGCGGTCTTGGCGATATCCTGCGGGAATACACCCTTCAGGCCATTTGCCAGCGAGACTGTAGCGGCGGAATCATAGAAAGCTGACCGCATATCAACCGGGACGCCAAGTTTGGAGAGTTCCGCGCCGGCGTTGGCCACGTCAAGGAAGCTGGACGGGGTTGTGCCGGGGGTGCCCACAAAGTTCGGGATCTCAGTGTATTCGGCTGCAATTGCTGATTCAACCTGCTGCGCAAGCTCGATCATTGCCGGTTTGATGTAACGCTCGTTCGCATCCTCGATCTTCAGGGCCAAGTCAGAAGAACTGGCCTTGAAAGCGACATGTTTGCGATTATCAAGGGCCACCGGAATATAGGCTTCTTCGATATCCGAAACGGAGATCGTAGCACCATCAGCGGCGGCGAACATTACAGGGCGGCGGACGTAAGCGGTAGCGCCGACCTTGCCAGAGAAGATGTTATTCTCGTCAAGCTGGCGGTCTACCTTCTTGCCCATCATCATTGCGTTCAGAAATTCTTTAACGGCGAATTTCGTTACTAGCGTTGTATTCTTAAAGTCATTAGCCATAGTTTAGCTCCTATGGCCTGAGCTTTAGAGGTTCATAATCTCATCCATGCTCATGTCTTCGAGATTCTTTGACATGGAACCACCAGATGAAACAGTCTCAATCGGCTCAGGCGCTTTACTGGTTTCAGTAACCGGAGCAGAAAGTTTTGCGGCGAGTTCACCCAGTTTCATCGCAGCCGTGGCCGGGTTCATGCGAGTAATTTGATCAGCAATGTCCAGGTGTTTGCCGAGATGGTAGGCCAATTGTGGCCCCTTCTCGTGTTCGAGGATAGCATTCAGCGTGTC